GGGAGGAGAGAAAGATTTGAGATTGTATTTGACGACTCGGAGGTTGAACTGTTGGCGAATTTTTGGGGATTGGAAACAGCAAAACTAAAGGAAGTGATCACGTTTATGGAGCGATTGAAGCTTATCAAAATTGATAACGGACTCCTGTGGTCGGACAAACTTAAAGAACGGTTAAAACCCGTTCTTGATGCCCGCGAACGCAAAAGAAACTGGTCACGTAAACGATGGCAAAAAGACGGAAACGGTGAGGAAGCGGACGGCGAGAATGAAGTTTTAGACGTCGCTAATCCGTCGCATAGCGAAGAGCAGTCCGCGTCTTCCATCCTAAAGGAAAGTAAAGGAAATAAGAGTAAAGAAAAAGAAAGTAAATTAAATGAAAGTAAAGAAGATAGGATAGAGAGAATTTCTGGCGAAATTCTTACCCCTTCTCAAAAAGCCAGAAAATTTTTAACAGAAATTGAAAATTCAAATCTTCCAGACAGCGACGAACGAAAAAAGTTTTTTAGCTACTGGACTGAAAAAAATAAATCGGGAACCAAAGAACGCTGGGAGCTGGAAAAAACTTTTGAAGTCGAAAAACGCTTTGCTACTTGGCAGATCAATGCCCAAAAATTTAATAATTCTAACTATGGAAAAAATCAGTCAAACCGTATCCGCTCAGGTCATGTCAGCACCGAAGGTCATGCCGACTTGGTCGTGTAGCGATTGTCGCGATGCTGGTTTTACTGGAGGCTCGATCAGTTACCAAGCCTACGGCGTGAGCGAAAAGTGTTTTTGCACCGAATGTGCGAAAGGCAAACGAATGTTTGAGGAATGGACTCGAGAAACCGCCCAGCAAGAGTACTTCCGCAAATGGAAGGAGGAGAAAATTACTCGAGCCATGCGACTTTCAGGTGTAGGAAACCATTTCAAAGACAAGAAGATTGACGATCTCAAAGTCAACGAGAGACTTTATCAAGAGTGCGTGCGCTACGTTCAGAATTGGAAAGAAATGAAAGTTAAAGGTTTCGGATTCTTTTTTTGGGGAAACGTTGGAGCTGGCAAAACTCATGCGGCGGCGGCTCTCGCAAACGAGCTGATGCAGGAAAAATTGGTCGAAGTCTTATTTCTCAGCATGCCTGCAACCGTAACGCGAGTAAAAAAAACTTTCGATTCTCCCGTGAAAAACGATGACACAAAGCTCTTTGATCGCATGAAAGACGTGGAACTTCTGATTATCGACGACCTTGGGGTGGAAAAACTCTCAGACTGGCTATCGGATCAAATTTACCAAATTATCGACCATCGTTGGCAGAATCAAAAGCCCATGATCGTCACTTCCAACCAATCGCTCGAGGATCTTGGCTCATCCTACAAACCGCAGGTTATCTCCCGAATTTGGGGATGTTGCAAATCCATCAAGTTCACTGAGGAGGATCGCAGAAAACAAACTAAACTTTTCTAATTATCTATGGCATTCATACGACTACATGGCGGCAGTAAATTCGGGAATCGACCCGTGGAAATCGATGGTGTCCGCTTTGACAGCGGGAAAGAAGCCCGAAGATACAACGAACTCAAGCTCCTTGAGCGTGCGGGACAGATTAAAAACCTTGAATTACAGCCCCGATTCATCCTACAGGAGTCGTTCAAACGAAACGGGGAAACCCACCGAAAAATCGAGTATGTAGCCGACTTCCGCTACATAGAGGACGAAAAGCAAGTCGTAGAAGATGTGAAATCCGTTATTACCAAAAAACACCCCGTCTATGCCCTCAAAAAGAAACTTCTCTTTAAAAAATATCCCGACATCACTTTTTTAGAAACTTAACCATTCGCTTATGACCAATGAAAACGATCGCCTCCAAGAGGCCAAGGCAAAAACCCTCGAAATAAGCCAACTGCTGGCGGAACTCAACTCATTCGTGCAATCGGCAGAGGGAATCAGCCCTCTCATGCAACGCCTGATGGAGGAAAAGGTCGATGAAATATTGATCAAAACCGTGCAACTTTTACGCATCACTAAATCAAAATAATGGAAAAACCAAAGACACTTCGCGGCAATTACATTCTCTTTCGATACGTTATCGAGGAAAGCATTCCTGTGATCGAACTCAAAGATCGGAACGGGAAGTTTTGGTATTGCAGGCTGACGGATGGAGTGTTCAAGGTGACCAGCGTGACTTCCAAGTCACTCTTTGATGAATTGCCGCCCGAGCTTGAAAACCCCTAGCTTTAGGCTACAATAAAAGCACAAATCGCAACTCAAGAGTCTTAAAGACCATATCACTTCGTCCCGAACGGACGAATCCTGAATGGTCTATTTTTTAATCTAACACCCCATGAAAATCGAATACGTACCTATCTCTGATCTGCAATTCGCAGAATACAATCCCAGATCTGCTACCAAAAAAGAAGCGGCGGAACTCAAAAAATCACTGGAACGGTTTGGCTTTGTAGAGCCTGTGGTAGTCAATTCCGACCCGAAACGAAAAAACGTCATCATCGGCGGACACTTTCGTGTGCGAACTGCCAAAGATCTCGGACTTAAGGAAGTGCCAGTCCACTACATAAAAATTTCCGATGAAAAAAAAGAACGCGAACTTAACCTGCGTCTGAATAAAAACCTCGGGCATTGGAATGCGGAATTGCTCGTGGAGTTTGACGAGAACATGTTGCTGGACGTTGGCTTTGAAGCTGATGAGCTGGATAAAATGTTCGCAGATTTAAAAATGGATGATCCTGATTCCGACAAGGACGATGAAGTTCCTGAGCTGGGAGAAGATTCCAAAACACAAATCGGAGACGTTTGGAAATTGGGACGGCATCGCATCATGTGCGGAGACGCGACAAATCCTGAACATGTAAAAACACTCATGGAGGCTCAGCAAGCTGACGTTGTCTTTACCGACCCGCCTTACAATGTGAACTACAAAGGGCGTGGGCAAAAGACCAGCAACACGATCGCCAACGACAACATGGAAGGTTCGGCGTTCGGACAGTTTCTCGAGAAGGTATTTAAAAACTATCGGGAGGTTGTTAAAGCAGGAGCGGGTCTGTATGTGTTTCATAGTTCCTCCTCTCAAGCCCAATTTGAATACGCCATTGAAAAAGCGGGCATGCAGGTAAAAAACCAGTTGATTTGGAATAAGCCTGCGGCCGCTCTCGGCTGGGGTGATTACCGTTGGAAGCACGAACCGTTCTTTTACTGTGCGATCAAAGGCAAGAAAGTGCAATTTTACGGAGACCGCAAACACTCTACCATCTGGGATTTCCAAAAGACCGATGCCCAGCTGTTTGCATGGGCGCAGAAGATGAAGCGTGCCGAGGAACAGGGCAAAACTACCATCTGGAGTATGTCGCGCGATAAAGTCGGAGAATATGTCCATCCAACGCAAAAACCAGTGGAATTGATCGTTTATGCACTCAGAAACAGCAGTAAATCGGGTGATTTGGTGCTGGACTTTTTCTTGGGTTCAGGGTCAACACTCATCGCCGCCGAGAAGATAGAACGCTCCTGTTTCGGGCTTGAACTCGACCCGAAATACATTGATGTGGTCATTAAACGCTGGGAAGACTACACGGGAGAAAAGGCGGAAAAACTGGTCTAACCTGTTGCACTTGTTACACGGACGAGGCTCATAAATAAAACAATCTTATGCAAGGTAAAAAAGGCACAAAACGGGATAAAAAGAAATTTCTGGAGGCACTCAAACGCCGCCATGGGATTGTCACGCTTGCCTGCAAAGATGTGGACATTTCCAGCATGACCTTTTACCGCTGGCAAAAGACTGATCCTGAGTTTCTCCAAGAGTCCGAAGAAGTGCGCGACATTGAAATTGGAATCATTGCCGAAGACCGACTCGCTGAAGCCATTATCGTAAACAAAGACATGGCGATGGTGCGTTTTTACTTGCAATCACGCTCCGCTAGATACACTCCAAAACTTCAAACCGAAGTGTCCGACCCGACCCATGAACTTGCCAAATTATTATCTCTCGATGCTGATGGAAATTAATCTCAATAAAACATTTCGGCTACTGGATGCCTTCGGGCAGAACTACTTCAAACGTCCGTTTGCGGATTATCAACGAGAAATCGCTCACGAAATTATCCGCACTATTTTTACAAAAGGCGGAGTGGAAGTTTTTATCGAGGTGTCCCGACAAGCTGGAAAAACCACTGCCGTGGTTGATACGCTGGCGTTTGTGATGACATTCGCTCATCACTTTTTCTCGACTCCGCTTTCGGTTGGGATTTTCGCACCTCAGAAAGAGCAAGCCAAGACGGACTTTGACCGTCTCAAGGAAAACCTGAGGATATTGCAGGAGTTGTATCATCTGGGCTTTGAGGAATCAAACGGTACAACGCTCAAGCTTTCCAACGGCAACACGATCTACTGTTTTTCACTCTCTCCGACCTCGCATCTTGAAAGTAAAACGCTCCATCTTGCGATCATTGAGGAGGCGCAGAAAATTGATGATGAGAAAGCAAAGAATGAGGTGTTCCCGATGCTCGCTTCGACCAACGGAAGTAAAATCTTCATCGGCTCGGGCGGTTATCAACTCTGCGACTTTTATCGTGGGATTGAGAACGGCAAAAACGTGTTCCGCTACGACTATCAGCAAGTCATTACCGATAAAGAAAAGCTGTACCAAATAACCAAAAACCCGCTCCTGAAAAAGTACAAAGAGTTTGTGGAGGGAGAAAAGGAACGCTACCGCGAGGACAGCGACTACTTTGAGACGCAGTACGCGCTCAACTGGAAAATCGGGCGTGGCATGCTGATTACCAAGGCGGAGCTTTATAAACTACGTTGCGAGTATGAACTGCCAACTGTGTACGAAAAACCCGTCTACGCAGGCTGGGACGTCGCCAAGGAGCAGGATGAAAGCGTGCTGACCGTCGTGGGCTGGGATGAGGAGTTGAAGAAATTCCGCATCCTTTCGTGGCTCTCAATGAGAGGCGATGACTACACTGATCAAGTAGAGATCGTGCAAAAGGAACTTTCCAAATTCAAGCGGGTGATGAAGGTCTGCATTGATGCCACAGGCGTTGGAGACCCCGTTGTGGACAACTTTAAACGCTCAACAAGGCTTCGTACCGAAGGGGTCAAGTTCTCTATGCAAACCAAGGACAACCTTTACAAAAACCTCATCAAAATCCTGCGGGACGAAGAAGTGTTGTACCCATCAAGGCATGTGTTCACTCCTAAATTTGAGATGCAGATGATGGAGATGATCAAAGAGTACAAGGGGGAGTTCTTATCCTGCCACCATCCTGAAAAATCAGGTGCGCACGATGACTTTCCTGATTCATTGGCACTGGCACTTTTTCATGCCCGCAAAATCACCGATGTAAACCTGAGCCGAGAAGATCTTGGCCTTTAATAATTTTTTAATCTTTTCCTTATGCAAACTCAATTCCCGACCAATGAAGATTTCGCTCGTGTTGCCAAGCTGAACAACTTTTACAACGTGTTCAAAGGACTGCACAGCAAAGTGTTCAAACTCAAAAGCTATTTTGAAGAAGACCAAAAGAAACGCACGCTCCTCTACCTTGCCTACAATGTCGGACAGATCGTGTCGTTGACTGCGGCTGACTTTCTTTTCGGCGAGCAACTCAAAATACAAACCAACGAAGATGATGCCAATAAACCGCTTGAGGGCAAAATCAACAAGATCGTTCAGGAGAACTATCTTGACGAAAAGCTCTATCAAAGTTCGGTGATCCAAGATGTGGCAGGTTTTACGATCTTTACCGTTCGGCAAAAAGATAATGTCGCGATCATTGAGGAAGTGCCATACGACAACTACTTTCCCGACTTCTCCAGCGTCAGGCTTGGTGAAGAGCCTCAAACAGTCGTGATCGCTTCGTACGTGGATATAGTAAATCCCAAGAATAACAAAAAGGAAACGTTCCTCTACAAGCAGATTCACACCATCGGAAAGATCGCCCACGAATTGTGGACGACTACCACCGACATGAAGCAGTCGGAAAAAACGGAGCTGGCAATTTACAGCACCGTACTGCCCGAGGATGAATCAACGGAATTGGATTACATTCCCGTTTTCCAGATTGATAACTTCAAGACGGTCAAGGAACGCTTTGGCATTTCCGCTTATGAAAGCGTCATGAACCTTTTTGAAGAACTCAACGATCGCATTACGCAGATCTCGGTACAACTCATCAAGCATCTCAACGCCAAGGTGGCTGTCGGTGAAGGAATTTTGACCAAAAAGGGAGAGATTGATAGTGATCAGGAACTATTCCTCGTGGAAAAAGGTGACATCCTTCCCACATACATCACCAATTCCAACGGTCTCATTGAGGAGGGCTTCAAACAGATCGAAGGAATCCTCAGGCAGATCTGTACTGTTACGCAAACACCAACCTCATTCCTCGGGATTGATGATCAAGGAGGTGCTGAAAAAGTGGAGACTGTCAAAATTCGCATGGCGGCGTTTCTCAAGAAGATCAAACGAAAGCAAAGAAGCTACGAAGCCAAGCTCGTGGACATTCTCAAGACTGCTTTGTTTTTTGAGGGAACGAAAAAGATTCCCGACGGCGTGGATATCAAGTTCGGCTGGGATTTGGGACTCCCGCGCGATCACTTTACTGAGGCACAGACGCATCAAATCCTCGTGGAGAGCGGAATTGAAAGCGTAGAGACCGCGATCCGAGAAATCAAAGATCTTGATGGTGATGCACTCACACAGGAACTGGAACGAATCAAAACCCAATTTGCCGAGAAACAAAATTCACTGCAAATAGGACTTTAATCCTTTAACTTTTCAAGCATGAACAGCTACAACACCCATCCCAATCCATACAAAACACACCTCTCGTCTGAGGAAGTATTGGAAAAACGGCTCGCAAATCTCGATCAAAACCTGTTTTACTACACCAAGTTTTTCCTGATTCTGCTAACCGCCCTGCTTGTTTTTTTATTTACGGTCATCGTGACCTGTCGTTTTGCATTTTTAATCTTTTAAATTTATGCCTGTATTAACTCCACCATCAACAACAAGACTCCTGAGTTCTTATCGCAAAGCGGCTAAAGAACTGAATCAAACCATTCTCCAAGCCGACCCTAAAAAGCCTGTTGTTTTCTTAAGGCGTGTGGTGCTGGTGGATATCGAAGGTATCACCAAGGAACTCGAGAAAGAGACCCGCGTTTGGCTGGAAGCTGAAGTACCGAAACAGTACAAAGAAGGCAGTTTTCAGGCGATCAGCGACAGTAAAGCGCAGGAACTCATCCTGAAACGGACGGAGTTCGGGCAGATCCACAAAGAGGCCGTTGAAGCGTTGGTAGAGGATGCCTATCTTGATTTCGCAGGTGGAATCGAGGGGGTGAAGCGTGCAGGACGAGAATTTATCAGCGATCTTATCAAGCTAAAGATCAACGAGCGGATCGTGGTCGGCTCAATCAAGGGAGAAGGCGTTTATAAAATCAAACGAGAGGTCAAAAAGCTGGTGGAAGACCGTGGGTTTACCGCCCTGATCGATCGTGGAAGTAAGCGTTGGAAAATCGACACTTATGCCGAGATGCTCGTGCGTACGCATATCATCAAGGCAAACAATTCGGGCTTTGTGAACCGTCTTCTTGAAAACGGGCTTGAGCTCGTGGAAATGTCCTCTCACGGCTCATCCTGCCCGATTTGCCAGCAGTATGAGGGAAAGATTTTCAGTCTGACAGGCAACGATAAGAAACATGAAAAAGCTCCTGATTTGCCGATCCATCCGAACTGCAGGCATAGTTATTTGCCGTACATAGAAAATTAAGGGTCGATAATGGCGCTGAATAATCACTTCTCTTTTTGAGGAGTTTTTTGTCTTGAAAAAGAAGTACAATTCAGTAAACTAATGGTGATGTTCTTTTGTGAATATTTAATTGCAAGCATTCTATGGAAGAAAAACCCAAAAAGCCGACAACCATTGGCCAAAAAATAAGGATTTGGAGAAAGAAGAAGGGCTTAACTCAAGAAGGTTTGGCAAGAAGGGCTGATATTCCCTATACAACGCTCGCGAAGATTGAGAGTGATAGCAGTCAAAATCCAACGCTGGATACGATTACCAAGATCTCTAACGGTCTGGAAATAACTTTGAACGAATTAACTTCTTAAAACTATGGCATTACAACTTTCTGACAACGAAAAGCGTGACATCCTTAAATTCATTGAGGCCGGTCGTCCGCTCCCTGAAAAATACAGGTTTTTACTCTTTGATGATAAAAAAGAGGTAGAACTTGTATGGAATGAAAAAACGAATGATGTTTGCAATGTTGTTTTGCCCTTCCAGTCGATTGAGGTTGTGGATGAGCCAAGAGCGGAAAATACTGATGAAACGCGTCAGCAAATAAGTCTTTTTGATATTGATGACAGAGGAAGACAGCTAAAAGGGTGGACAAATAAGCTGATCTGGGGAGATAACAAACTGATTCTTTCTAGCTTAAAAAGTGGCGCAATTCGAGAGGAGATAGAAAAGCAGGGTGGTTTAAAACTTATTTATATTGACCCACCTTTTGATGTAGGTGCTGACTTTAGTATGAAAGTCGAAATTGGCGGTGATGAGCTCATGAAAAAACCAAATGTACTTGAAGAGCTTGCATATCGGGATACTTGGGGGAAGGGTGCTGATAGTTTTATTGCCATGATTTATGAGAGGCTTGTTTTAATGAGAGATTTGCTAGCCGATGATGGCAGTATTTATGTTCATTGTGATTATCGAGTTTCAGCGTATATAAAATTAATTTTAGATGAAATATTCGGAAAAGATAATTTTACAAGTGAGATTATTTGGAAACAGACCAGAGCAAAAAGTACGGGATTTAATACATATGGGCTTGAGCATAATACAATTTTTTATTACACGAAGTGTAATGGAGATCAGCTTTGGGAGATGCAGTATAAAAGTTACGATGTTGATAAAGAAGATCGATACTACTGTTTTTTTGAGCAGGAGGATGGCACTTTTAATAAGTATACAAAAGCAGAAATGAGGGCATTTCGTGAATCACAAGATATGCCAAAAGGAAGAAGGTTTGCTCTCATTCCCTTATTAAATATGAATAAGAATAGGCACAATCTAAAATACGAATACAAGGGTTTTATTGAAACTTGGGCAACTACCAAAGAAAAGATGCTTGAACATGAAAAAAATGGATTAATTGTTCAGCTTACACCAGACGCAATGCCATTAAAAAAACAATATTTTGATAATATGGATGGTGTTAAAGTAGGAACTATATGGGATGACATCTTCCCAGTAAATTCTCAGGCTAAGGAAAAATGCGACTATCCAACGCAGAAGCCTGAAGCTCTTATTGAACGAATTATTAAAGCATCTTCTAATGAAGGAGATCTTGTTGCTGATTTTTTTGCAGGATCAGGAACTACTCTTGCGGCATCTGAAAAACTTGGTCGAAAATGGATTGGCTCTGATCTTGGGAAATTTTCCATTCATACAATTCGAAAAAGAATGATTGGTATTCAAAGAGAAATGAAAGATTCAGGTAAGGATTTTAGAGCCTTTGAGATTCTCAATCTAGGAAAATACGAACGCCAACATTACATTGGTGTAAATGAAAATTTGCGTGAAGAGCAAAAGCAAAAACAACTCAAAAAGAAAGAGGAGGATTTTGTAAAACTTATTGTTCGTGCCTACAAAGCCGAGGAAGTGACAAACTTCAAAACCTTTCATGCCAAGAAAGCAGGTCGTTTGGTAGCAATCGGAGCAATTAATCTCCCTGCTTCTCGTCTTTTTGTAGAAGAAATAATAAAGGAGTGTATTGAAAAACAAATTACAAAAGTTGATATTCTTGCTTTTGAATATGAGATGGGACTTTTTCCAAAGGTGCAAGAAGAAGCAAAAGCAAGAGGTATTGATCTTGCGCTCAAACAGATTCCTCGTGAAGTATTTGATAAGAGAGCTATTGAAAAAAATCAGGTACAATTTCACGATGTTTCGTATATTGAGATCAAACCACATGTAAAAAGTGGTTCAGTTGCTATTGAACTCACTGATTTCTGCGTTTATTACAATCAGGACATCGTAGAAAATGTTATGGCGAGCCTAAAGAACGGTGCAAATAAAGTTCTTGTAGAAAATGGAAGTATCGTAAAAATCAGCAAAGATGAAGATGGTATTATCAATCGAGAAGTTTTAACAAAAAAATGGACTGATTGGGTAGATTACTGGGCGGTTGATTTTAATTTTGAAAGTAAACAAGAAATCATTCGCATAAAAAATGAAGAAACGGGAGAGATTGAAGAAAAATGGACTGGAAATTATATCTTTGAAAACGAATGGCAGTCTTTCCGTACAAAGAAAGATCGATCGATTGAACTAAAAAGCGTACTTCATGAATGCCCGAAAGGTCGCAGAAAGATCGCCGTAAAGGTGGTTGATATTTTCGGTAATGATACGATGAAGGTTATCGAAGTTAATATTTAATTTTTGAAAAAACATGGCACTACATAAAGATTTCCCGAAATCACCATACGCAATTCTCGATCCATCTATTCGCTGGTTTCCAGCGGATGAAGCTTTGCGCGAAAAAGGTTATGAAAAACTTCTTCCTCCTCTTGTGCATAAAATTCGTATTGAGATAAAAAAATGGAGAGATTCTGGTTATGATGGAGCGAGTGAAACAAGTAAAGCCCTTCTTCGATGGTGGTTTCAAAATGATCATATTATAGAAAACTCCGATGGAGAGACTCTTAAATTTGAATATTACTTTGCACAAAGAGAGGCTCTTGAAACGATTGTATGGCTTTATGAGGTTGCAAAAACAAAAGATAAATATGATCTGATCAGATATGACAGTTCTGGTGCTGTTTCTTCAAGTATGTTTCCTGAAGAATGGCTGAGGCTGGTTATAAAAATGGCGACAGGTAGTGGAAAAACTAAAGTAATGAGCCTGCTCGTTGCATGGAGTTATTTTCACAAGCTCTACGAAGAAGATTCAGAGCTTTCAAGGAACTTTTTGCTTATCGCTCCGAATATTATCGTTCTTGATCGTATCAAGACTGATTTTGAAGGTTTGAAAATTTTTAATGAAGATCCGATTCTCCCCGATAATGGATTTGAGGGACAAAATTGGCGTGATGATTTTCAAATGAGTATCCATTTTCAAGATGATGTTCATACAACAAGAAAAGTCGGAAATATTTTTTTGACGAACATTCATCGTGTTTATACCAGCAAAGATAATATGGCAAGTTTTGAGGATGAAGATACGATGGACTACTTTCTTGGAGATAAGCCTGTGGCAAAAACAAGTGACTCAAAAGTAAACCTTGGCGACATCGTGCGAGAAGTTGATGAATTGATGGTGATCAATGATGAAGCTCATCATGTTCATGATGAGCGATTGGCATGGTTCAAGTCTATTGAAGACATCAGCAATAAAATGAAAATGAAGGGTAAAAAGTTATCAATTCAAGTAGATGTGACCGCTACGCCGAAACACAATAACGGAGCGATCTTTGTACAAACTGTTTCTGACTATCCTCTCGTAGAAGCAATTTATCAAAATGTTGTAAAACATCCCGTACTTCCTGATGCGGCTAGTCGCGCAAAACTTCAGGAGCATAAGAGTTCAAAATTTACGGAGAAATATAAAGATTATATTCATCTTGGATATTTAGAATGGAAGAAAGTTTATGATGAACACATTAAGGTAAACAAAAAAGCCGTCTTTTTCATAATGACAGACGATACTCAAAATTGTGATGATGTCGCTGAATATTTAGGAAATACATATCCTGAATTTAAGAGCGCGGTGCTTACCATCCATACGAATAAGAGTGGTGAAATTTCAGAAAGTGTTACAGGAAAAAAGGAGGAGGAGTTAAAAATCCTTCGAAAAGCATCAAATGACATTGATAGCATGGAAAGCCCTTACAAAGCGATTATTTCAGTGTTAATGCTTAAAGAAGGCTGGGATACAAAGAATGTGACAACAATTGTCGGACTTCGTGCCTACTCATCCAAAAGCAATATTCTTCCAGAGCAAACACTAGGAAGAGGTCTGCGTCGAATGTACCGAGGGAGTGATGTCACTGAATATGTGAGCGTTGTTGGTACAGAGGCTTTTATGGACTTCGTGGAATCAATTAAAAGCGAAGGAGTTGAGCTTGAAAAGAAATCAATGGGAGAGCATACCGAACCAAAAGCTCCGCTTGTAATTGAAGTCGATAAGGAAAATGTAAAAAAAGATATTGAAAAACTGGATATTAAAATCCCAGTTCTTACTCCTCGCATTTATCGTGAGTATAAAAACCTATCCAATCTCAATCTAAACACTTTCGGACACAAAAGGATTGCAATAAAAGAGTTTAACGAGAATGAAAAAAAAGAGATAGTCTTTCACGACATAGCCTCAGGAGAAAGAACTCACACAACTGAGCTAGATAGTAATTTTATTCCAAACTACCAGAGCGTAGTCGGATATTTTACTCAGGTAATCATGAAAGAACTTCGGCTAGTGAGCGGTTTTGATGTTCTATTTGGGAAAGTTAAAGATTTTATAATTAATTACTTGTTTATTGCACCAGTAAATCTTGAAGATCTGAATATACTCAGAAATTTATCAGAACTCGAGGCAACCAAAACAGTTATTGAAACCTTTAAAAAGGAAATAAACGAATTAACGGTCGTTGATAAAGGAGAAGCTGAAATAAGAGACTACATCAAAATCAGTAAATCTCGCCCATTTGTTATGAAAGAACAAGGATTTGTGCTTCCAAAGAAAAGTGTATTTAACAAGATCGTTGGAGACAGTCATTTTGAGCTTCAATTTGCGAGTTTTCTAGAAGACTGTGAAGATATTATTTCGTATGCAAAAAACTATTTCGCCGTTCACTTTAAAATCGATTATAAAGATGCGGATGGTAATATCCGCGATTATTACCCTGATTTTTTCGTAAAAGTTAGCGAAAAGGAAATCTACATTGTTGAAACAAAAGGACGTGAGGATTTAGATGATGTACAGAAAATCAAGAGGCTTTTTCAGTGGTGTGAAGATATTAATCAAATTCAAAAAGATGTGAAATTTACAGCCTTGTATGTAAAGCAAGAGGATTACGAAAGATACACTCCGAAAAATTTTGGTGAGTTAGTTAGCAATTTCTCTTCTTAAACTTAAAACAATATGCAAGACATCAAATGCCCACACTGTCAGAAGGTCTTCAAAGTCGATGAAGCTGGATTTGCAGACATACTTAAGCAAGTTCGTGACAGTCAGTTTGAAAAAGAACTGCACGAGCGACTGGAATTGGCAGAGAAAGAAAAAGCTAATGCCGTTCAACTCGCTGAGTCAAAATTCCAAAATACATTGCAAGGGGAGTTGGCGAAAAAAGATAAAGAATTAGCAGAATTAAAAGCTGAAAAAGATCGTAACCTTGCGGATCAGTTAGCAAAGAAAGAATCCGAACTGTCCGAGATGAAATCGAAACTTGATAAAGCAGAAGTTCAGCAAAAACTTACTGTTACTGAAGCAGTCAAAGTAATTGAGAAAGAACGTGACAATTTAGCAAATGAGCTAAAAAATAAGGAAACGGAAAAACAATTACTCGAAAAATCTTTACAAGAAAAGTTTAATTCTGACCTCAAAATGAAAGATGAAGCGATTGAGCGTTATAAAGATATGAAGCTGAAACTTTCTACTAAAATGATCGGCGAAACGCTTGAGCAGCACTGCGAAACAGAATTTAACAAACTCCGTGCAACAGCCTTTCAAAACTCCTATTTTGAAAAGGACAATGATGCCAAATCAGGAAGTAAGGGCGATTATATTTACCGCGAAACCGATGAAGCAGGAATTGAAATCATTTCCATCATGTTTGAAATGAAGAATGAGGGAGATGAAACTGCCACAAAAAAACGAAATGAAGATTTTTTGCGCGAGCTTGATAAAGATCGCACCGAAAAAAAGTGCGAATATGCAGTCCTTGTTTCCCTTCTGGAAGGAGAAAGCGAACTTTATAATACTGGCATTGTTGATGTCTCTCATAAACATTCCAAAATGTATGTGATTAGACCACAATTTTTTATACCGATCATCACGCTTCTCCGAAATGCCGCCATGAATTCTCTCAAATATAAAGCAGAACTTGCATTAATGAGAACCCAGAATATTGATGTTACTAATTTTGAAGGCCAATTAAATGATTTTCGCGATTCATTTGGTAGAAATTTTAGATTGGCATCCGAAAAATTTAAAACTGCAATTGATAGTATTGATAAATCAATTGAGCAGCTTCAAAAGACAAAAGAGAATCTTTTGCGATCTGAAGATAATCTTCGTCTTGCCAATAACAAAGCGGAAGATTTAACCATCAAAAAATTATCACGTGGTAATCCAACAATGACGGCTAAGTTTGCAGAGCTTTCTGATGTTGATAAAACGACACAGGATGAAGCTTAATTTACTATTTTCTTCACTCCTTAGGAGCGGGTGATTATTTTGAAAAGTTAAACTTCCTGAATATGTAGTAATGACTATTTATTCTCTAGTTTATTTAGTGCCACATTTAGCACTTCTTTAGCATAATAATAACCACGCTCTTTTGCTCTGTACCAAGCGATTAAGACTAGCAGAACTGAAACAGGCCAAAATTCTAAATTAGAATAAAACTTGAAACTGAGAATCACTAATGAAACAAGAATTGCAACCAAGAATGATCTAGAAAAGGCATATTGACCATTCATTTCAGAAATTCGTCCTTCATTGTCCGTAATGCGCATTGCTACTTTGAATAAGTTATCTGTGGTTGTATTTTTACCTCCGTGCTTTTTTTGAAGAAGTTGACATGCTTTCTCATATTCTGAAAATTTTATTCGAGCACATTGTTTCCCTTTTAGAAGTTGATCCGATGGTCGTCCCCCCCAAGTCCAATTTAGAAACCATTCAGACCAAGCACTTAGTGTATTTATAAAATATCCAATCATGTAAGCCACAGCGGTTACCATCAATGGGTCGAGATAGTTTGGATCAAGTTTAAGAATATAAAGCCCAGCTATGTAGACTAGAAAGCCTGATATGAGGTGGGACAGAACGTTGTAAAAACTTATATTCATGACGGTATTTTAGAAAGTAAATTATATTTTTTTAAATTATCTTTTAATCTCCATAGTCCATCAAAGGCTTTTCGACCAATTATGTCTCGGAATTTTTTTGTAGGGTCATTTTTGTTAAAACCTGTCCATCCACCATTTAGTTTTTTTTTAAAAACCAAAAACTGTTTCAGGGATTCAAAGTCTTTACCCTGCTTCAATAGTTCATTGATGCATTGTTCAGTTAAACCTGCAATATCTTTCGTGAGAACTAATTGGTCTGAGTAATTTTCAAGTATGCCTAACGTACCGTGCGCATATTCTCCACGTGGCCAATACCCATCTTTTTCAAAAACAATTAGATCACAAAAGTAAGGCACAACTATTTCAAGAAGAAAACTTTTATATCCAATATTTTGATCCTCCTGTAGGTAACCCGCAACGCATACATTTACAGGCTCGTTTTTATTCTTTTGCTTGGCGTGTAAATCGAGCAAGTTTTTACCCAGTTTTTCTGCCAAGTCTTGGATTTTCCCGCCAATTTCATACACCTCGCGGTAAGGATTGGATTTTGAGAAATCTATCTGTATTTTGAATTCACCATTTATCGGAGCATTGCCGACTTTAGGATCGAGAATTTCGTAGGAATTTTGATCTTTTAGAAAATTCGCAGCAAACTTTAATGTTCCCTCGAGGATTCTGTTCGACATTGTCAGCTCAGGAAACATGCCCAATATAGTATTCTCATCGATTTTAGTTATTTCCATATGTGCAATAGGGTTTTACATTGCTGATGCCAGTTGGCTTATATGGGTATAAACTAGGTAAAGGCTTGTTTTCTTTTACAGATTCGTCTTGAGAAAAATCTACCCATTCAACGCTTTGATTACCACTTGAGTCAATATCAATTATCACTGACTGCTCCTTATCTCCAAGGTTAAATATTCCTTCTTCTGGGACATATTCCTTATAAAGTTCCATGGCATCATCATGAGGGTGATCATGAGGGGATTCTTTTGGTGCGCTAATGATTAAATACTCTGGGTTAATTTTTTCAATATGCTCTTTAAACGGAGTTTCATCATCTTCTCCATCTTTAAAAAAACTCCGTGATCCATGATGTGAAGCACTTAGAGCATTTGCACCTAAGCAATCGTTATAATATGGGGTGATATGTTCAGCCCATGCCTTTTTATCGGAGTCACCAGTGATCATTATCCCTTTATTCTTGTAGGTGAATCTAATTACTCCGCATTGTTCATGTATTCTTTGTCTTCTTGCTTCGGGGGTTTCATCATCAATGTCATCGCAAACATATTTTGCAGGTGATAAAACTTGATAATCTACATCTCCGATTTTTCTCGTTACTTTAGAGGTTTCATCTTTGTCGTTGTGTACAACATTGAGTTCACGACTCCCCCTTAAATAAAATTCTTTCCCTTCTCCGATTTCAGAAATGACACTCTGCATTTTGGTGTATTCTTCCCGATTATCTTTATGTGGCAAATGCCCTGAATGCCAAATTTCGCCGATTGTGATTGCCTTGTGAACGGTATCTATGCCGTTAAGATGATCTTTATGAGGGTGGGTGTTTATAAAAATTAATTGCCCTTTTGGTATTTTTCCTTTGATCACAGCAGCTATATCGACACTAATATTTGTATCATCTTTATTTGAGTCGATAAGAACGTATTTGTGAGAATTTCCGTCTGGCACAATCATCAAGGTGGCATCTCCTTGGCCTACATAAAGGAATATCGTGCGGAAAGTGCCTATGGGGGGATTAAAAACGTCTGACATATTTTGTGAAAATTAAAATTAATCGTCAAAATTCTATTCTTTCAGCTATTAACTGTCAAGACTAATAATTCCTTATAAACTGGGCTTATCCTGACGGTGTCAATAAGTTTCTTTTCTATTGACATTTATTGTCATGGAAAATAAGATATGAGTGATTTCAAAGTTTAATTAAGAAAATATGCATCCGATTCAAAAGGCTATACTCCAGCTTTTCGGGGATTCAAAAACCATCCATCTTAAATTTAGATCGATTGCTAGAGAGGTGGGAGAGCAGCATCCTCAAAAAATTAAGTATCATCTTCTTCAATTGGAAAAATTGGGGATGATTGCTATAGATCAAGATAAAAAGGAAATAGTAAAAAATGATACAGATGTACAAGGAGACGTTTTTGTTTCACTCCCTATAATGGGAGCTGCAAATTGTGGAAGTGCTACTGCTTTAGCAGAAGATAGAGTTGAGGGTTTTTTAAAAATGTCTCGAAGCCTTTTGCCAAAAGCTGATACAGAGTCGCTGTTTGTCTTGAAGGCTAGTGGAGACTCAATGAACAACTTATCCGATTCAAGACTGGAAGATAAATCTATAGAAGATGGAGACTACATTATTATCGAAAAAACTGATCAAGTCCCAAATAACAAAGATGTCGTTGTCTCTATCATCGATGGATATGCAAACGTTAAACGATTTTTTCATCAAGGCGATCAGATTGCTCTGATTTCAGAATCTAAACACGAATATCCGCCAATTTTTATTCATGGGGACGATGCAGATAAATATCATGTGGTTGGTAGGGTAATAAAAATTATAAAAAATCCTCGTTTTGAATCCTAAAATTCCGCTTGCTTTCTTCTTAATATTTGATACCATTTTAGTACAGGGCTACCAATAGCTGGTTGTCGTGCAGAGTCTTAAAGACCAACTCGTTTGCGAAAAATCGCGGACAAGGAGCGGGTCTTTTTTTTGTGTTCCGCTCAAGATAACCATTAATTTTTAATCTTTATTCCTATGCCAGCTCAAGCAAATCCCGCCAATCAGGACGGCGTAAAAACTCCTGCCGACAATAACGATGGGAAAGTCGATAAAACTCCCGCTCCGTCTGGTCAGGACGCAAACAAGACCCCGTCAGGTGCTGACGATAAAACACAGGAGCAAATGATCCCGATGAGTCGTTTCCGCGAAGTGATCGAGGAAAAGAACAAGTACAAGGAAGACTTGGATAAACGCCAAAAAGCCGAGGAGAAACAAAAGCAAAAAGAGCTTGAGGAGCAAGGAAAATATCAGGAACTGCTCGCTCAAAAAGATAAAGAGCTCGAAGTAGCTGGCAAATCCAAAGATCAACTCACTCAGTACGAAGAAACTCTCGGCGAAATTTTGACCTCGGAATTGGAAAAGATTCCCGAGGACAAGAAATCTTTGATCCCAGACGAACTGCCCGTGGTGGCGAAACTAAAATACATCGCCAAAAACCGTGCGCTTCTAATGGGAGAAAAAAGCTCAACAGGTGCTCCTATCCCGCCCAATTCCAAAAATCTATCCGACTTTGAATCCAAAAAACAACGCTACGATGAGCTGATGACTCGCCAAGCCAAGGGAGAATTCCTCACGGAAAGCGAGCGTCGGGAGATCATGAAATTGGGTCAGGAAATCGTGGTTCTCAGAACCCAACAGCAATAATTCTTACCTTTTAATTTTTTATTACCATGCCAATCATAAATGGAAAATATTCGACCTATGACAGCCCTTT